AAACGCCACTGGCGGACATTTGTCTCCCCACCGTGGACACCTGTGGCAAATAAATGTGCGCCGCACATGAACAATGCATATGCGGCGCTTATGCGTTAAGATGGTTTATTGATTGCAATCCAAGTCTGTGCTGTTCCGTCAGTACAAATATATGCCAAAGCTGTTCCAGTAGGGTCACAGGCAGGTAGCATTGTACCGGTATCGCATTTGCTTGTAATTTCTGCGCTCGGTATTTTTCTGCTTCCGATACCGGATGTGATTTTAATAATATTGACAGTATTGCCAATCTTGCTCTGCGGGTTGTAAGGTACTGCAAAAATACTGAACGTTTTTACCTTGTTTGAGAATCCAATAAATACATATTTTGTATTTTCGGTTACATTTAGCGGTGCAATTTCTCCGTTTTTTAATGGGCTACCAGTATAAGCTGTGATTCCGCTAACTTTCCAGTATTCTCTAAATGTTGGGCCCACTGGTTCTTCTTCGATTGCAGTTTTGTTATCGTCCATAGGGATGATTAGTATTCTGGCTTCATCTCCGGCGGAGATATAAAACTTTTTAATATAATGCGTGTCAACCAAACACCCAACGCAATCATTATCAGAAATGATTAAGCCATCATCTGCAATTGAACACGAATAGTAGGGTACATCATTAAAAATGTTTGTTGCGTCTACATAGTCAACCCCATCAACGATTGTTGAACTCCCTGTACTACCGCGTGTCCCCACATTGAAGCACTTGTTTTTATCAAAATCCCATCGTTTAATACAAACGGCATCGCAAAAAGAGTTGTATGGAACGGTAATAATTTGGTTGTTGGAAGCTCCGTTACCAAGTGCAGACGGCATCAAAAGTCCATATAGAACTTCAATAACATTTAATTGTGAGTTTCCGTCAAATTTTGCGATATAGTCAGTGTTGTTTTCGTTTCTGCACATTCTGACAGTATTATAACCGGCATCTTTAAACAGCAGTGGCAATCCACCAGTCTCGAAAGATGGCGCAATAAACGTGTTAGAATTGCACGCTCTTGTTTCTTTAAGTAAACGAATAGTAACGGTTCGCTTGTTGTAGGCACTATATGCACTTTCAATCTGGAAACCACCGCCCACAAACGTATTGGAGTTTACCCAGCCATTGTTAGCAGGTTCCAAAGATAGAGATACAACGCAGTTATAAACATCGCCGATATTGATGGTGTTAAATACAACGCCATGTGCAGACGAATTTGTGAGAACGATACCGGCTGTGCAGTTGCGTACGGAACAGTTGATTACACTACGGTTAATATCTAAGATTTCAATACCTTTCATTGCGAAACTTGGGAAATTGAAACCTTCATCTTCTGTCGGGAACTGATAACCGCCATATCCGTTAGTGCCGTCAACTTTGCAGTTGATTACTGCGTTTGTAACACCATCAGGTTCGGACGTGTATAGTTTCAAGATTGTTCTATCCTTGAAGCTTGCCTTAATCGTGCCGGTGATATTCACGTTTTTGACCTTATGACAGTCAATCGCAATAGTATCTGTCACGAAATACGTTTTCGCAAGGCTTGCCAGAATTTTACCAGTGTTTTCAGCATCAGCAACGGCCGCTTTAATAGCCTTCGTATCATCTGTGACACCATCACCAACGGCACCATATTTTTCAAAGAACACAATATTTTCAGCGGCTTTCAGGTCGTCTTTAAGTCTTGCGTCTGCTTCTTGTCTTGCCGTTGCTTCGGCGGTAATCTTACCATCCAACGTATTGTCTGCTTCTTGTCTGGCTGTTGCTTCGGCGGTAATCTTACCATCTAACGTATTGTCTGCTTCTTGTCTGGCTGTTGCTTCGGTGGTAATCAATTTTTGCAGATTAACTGTTGCGCTATCAAGGCTCATGCGTAAGTTATTGTATAGGGTCATAATGTTGGTATTTTGGCAATTAGATCCATTGATATATTTATCACCGGCGCTCATGGCTTTAGTGATAAGATATAGCACATCGTTAACCCACACCCAATCTCCAACTGCTCTATCAGCGCTTGCAGTTTCATCATGTCCCTCGTCATTGGGCGTTATAGCGGTTTTAACACTTGCCCATAGTTCAGAGAAATTTCCGATAACAGTCCAGTATTCTGTTCTGTCCAGACTGATACCAGCAGGAACAGGTTCTACGCTTAGATATGCGTTACCATGCTTGTCGAGAACAACAGTATTTTTTTCATACTGATTAGTGATATCCCATTGAATCGGATTAGCGTACTTAATGCTGTTGATACTGATAAATTTTGTGACAGATTCATCCAGTTGTTTCAAGGTATCAAGAATCCAATCAAGATTCATTTCGTGGAAATTGGTATAAGGGAAGTGTTCAAAAAGTCCCATTATCTCACCTCTTAATAGATTTGCAAGCAAAACCGATTCTTGAAGCTGTTAATGATGTGGTCAATCACGTTGAACATAGCAATGTCGCGCTCCTGCTCAATCATTTTCTGCTTCGTGTAGAATCCAGTGTTACCACTGATTTCACCACTTCTGTCAAGCAACCTTTTTCCAGTTTCATCAGTCACGTTTCCAGACTTCGCGGAAACGTTGACATTACCCTCGTCCGTCTGCGTGGTTTCGCCGATTTCCTGTTGGTTCTGTTGTTCGCGTTCAGTCGGCGTGAAATCGGTTTCGTTGTATGCGCTGGTGAAGTGGTTAGTTGCATTGTCAATGGTGGTGTCACGGTTCTGTTTGCTTGTTCCGTCAGATTCCGTTTTACTCGTTCCAGTAGCTTCGCTATCGGTGTTCTTTGTAGTGTTTTCGTCCTCGCTCCATTTCTCTGTTCTGTCATAGTTTTGAATTGGGTTATATTTTAACAGTGTGGTATCGTACAGTTTTTGCCATACTGGAAGTTCTTTAGAACTCCACGTGCCAATAGCGGCCTGCATAAAGATGGGGTTTGCGAACAGAACTTCAAGTTCAGCGGTTTCCATGAGAAGATTGTCAATAATAGTATCTCGCTCAATCCCATTTGGCAACTCTAACTCATGGAATAGATTGATATTCTGCTGATACAGTCCGAGTAGGCTCATTGTTGCGCTCATTCTGCATACCTCCTTCCGGCTTTACCTCATAAGCATCGGGGAAACGCCAATCAACAGAGACGTCAAGGCCGAACATATCGTTGGTCTTTTTGACAGATTCCTGCAACTGTTCCAGCCAAAGCGCACACTTAGAAGCCGTTTCAACATTGTTTGCGTTAACTTCATCTGTAACAAGACGTTCGCGCTTGTCGGTGTTCGCGTTGGGGATTCCGATATCGGTATCGAACATGGATTCGATTTTACGCATATCAGACAGTACGTCAGAAGCAATGTATACCTCATGGAGATTCTGCTGAAACGCTTCCCATGCTTTAGAGCCGTCATCCAGTTTCAGGTTCTTATCATAGACAACGCAAGGTTCGCCGCTTGCGATACGGTCAAACATCTTCTTAAAAGATTCCGCCGCCGCTTTGTTGCCAGCGGTAAACACATATGCAAGATGTGTGTTCAACAGGTTCATGCCAACTGATTCAGAACACAGCGCAAGCATATCCGCGTAGTAGCCGACAATATCCATGATACCGCCGTAGTCAGGTTGTAGCTTAATGATTGTGCATTGTTTGCCAATTTGCGGTTGTAGTGTGCCAGTTAGAAGCGGGTTTGTAATGAGCGCGTGTGTAGGCTGATAGAACACATTATATCCAGTCAGACCACACGCCTGCGGAATAACGCCGAACTTGTCAGTGTTTACAACTGCAAGATATCCCCAGCAGTACAGCACATAGAGAAAGTAATCTTTGCTCCAATGTTCCGGCAGTTTCCACTTGAAAAGGCTCATTGCCTTTTGCAGAAGATACCTACGGAAATAATAGGACAATGCCGTGTTTCTGCAATGCACTGTAGACGGACTTTGTGCGGCGTTTGAAAGATTGATATAGTCGTATTGAGCGGGAATTCCTGTTCCGATTGTCAATATATTCCCCTCCTTGCAATTTTAAATAGTAGCCAAATTGGGATATTACTGGGTGTTGGCGGCTCATGCCCTGTAATATACTGATACCAGTAATTTGCTCTTGTGCTTCGTATCGGTTGCGGTTTCACTTCGGGACGTTCATAGTTGTATAGCCATACTTGAGCCAGTTTTGACGGTGTTTCTTGCGATAGCGTGAAATCTTCAAATGACATCGGGTATTTACTGGTGCTAATCCACTGTAAGCCATTGTTTAGCTCATAGATAATTCGCTCCATTTCCTTTTGCCCATTGTCTTGCCATCCATCACCGGCCCACTCTGAATAATGTGTGTAAGGTGTCCATTGCACAAGGCCGTAACCAACTTTTGTTTGTCCGGGTGCTGGTGGTGTTAAGCCCTCCCAAATTCCGGGGTTGATCGTGGATTCTGACTGCATATTTCCCAGCATTGCCGCTATAGCGTTATCAGTCCATCCGGCAGAACGGAAAAAATAATGCAGGATGTCAACGTTGTTCTGCATTTCAGAAATGGAAAGATACCTATTACCACTAATCCACGCCATGCAATCACCTACTCATAGAAATATCCGCCAGCAAGATAGTTTTTGATTTCTCTGTTTTCTTCACTCGTTCCAGCAATAGCCAAATCAGGGTCTGCAATTACCTGATAACCCGGGATTGTAGATAGTTCTACCTTTTCGCATAGTGGGCGTCCCCTATCTTCGTTATCTTCATTAGTCAATAAATAAAATTCTGAAACCAGAATAATATTTGATTTAGTGGATAGCAGGCTTCCGTTTGAATTCAGAGAATCAACTTTAGGATTGAGACTATCTATTGCGCTGGAAATGAATGACGCACCACTTGCTATTGTTCCAGCAATATTTCCATTTGCGTAATCTTTTGCACCATTTACTAAAGATGTAGCGGCCGTTCCGATGTTGCTGAAAATTTTTGATGATAGTTGCGCTAATTGTATTGGAACTCCGAATTGCGTATAGATTTGTTTAATTGGTGTAGCGTCCTCTGTTGTTCCCCCAAGTAGTGACAGCCGTGCCGTATTTCCTACAATATCTATTTGCAATAAAGTCCCAAGTGCTGAATATGCGCTTAAAATATTAGCGTCAATGTTGATATTTCCAATACCTGGGTAAAACAGTTCATAAGAACTGTAAGGCGAACTGTTCAGGAAACTCCCTCTAACAGAACTTTGCGGGTGTTTGGGAATTGTAAAATTCGCCCATGCTGTCAATATGGTTGCTTGAGGGCTTCCCCCTCCTGCAACCGGAAGTGTCCACCATCCCAAACGCATAGAACTGATTTTCCCTTTCGTTGGAATGGTTAATGGGAACCAGACACAACTTACAATATATTGGAAAGGATTAAAAAGAGCTTTTGTTAGTTCTTCACTAATATCAGCAATTCCCGTCCAATCGCTTCCCAATAGATAGGAACAAAAACTGTTAAATTCTCTTTGCGAAAAGACATAATAATGGACAGCTCCGACAGCGGAATCATTATCGTTGTTAATAATTCCAACGACATAGCTTCCGCCAGAAAAAGAAGTTACAAAAGGATTGTCAAGTGTTTTTATTTCTCTCGTTGGTGTTTTCATGGCGGGATATAGAGAATCTACAATCTTTCCATTGCTTTTGTAACTACTTCTTGTTACATACTGGGTGCTTTCTCCGATAGAAATTTTCCAGCTTGCCAGAACGTCAACTTCCATGTGTGCCGTCCAGATATGCCCCTCTGAAACAGTCCAATCGCGAATAAAATAGTATCTGTTTCCAAGGTCTGAAATGTACGCGTAATTGTAAAAAGACGGGTTTCCTTTCAGGCCAAAATCAAAAGAAATTTCCGGCCTTAACAGGCTTGTAGGCATTTTCAGAACCGCACTATGTGTTCTCTGCGTTGCCGAACTGTCAGGCCGCTTTGTGCTATTTTCTCTTTTCTTAAACGTATACAGAGTAACAGAAAGCATAAGCCCTCCTTATTTAATAGGGGCGGGATATAAGGATGGATACCCCGCCCCTCCGTGTGCTTAGTCCAGCAGAAGCAGAACGCCTTTTTCGGTCATATCCTGCAAGGTACGGAAATTCACGTGGTCAACGTCATTCCAGTAGCCGCCGAACGGGTTGAACGGCGTAAGGCTGTTCCATGCATTAACCTGCGCATACCCAAGCGCATCCTCGTCAAAGATAACGCCAAAGATACCAGCCTGTTCCTTTTCAGCGGCGGCGGTAGCAACAGTGCCATCAGTCTTTGTGTAGGTTGCCTTGACAGAAACGCTATCAGGCGTTTCAATAGACTGCCAGAAATTCACTCCCTCGTAATCGGTGTATTTCAGGTAGTTATCATGATACGCATTAGCAAGTACCATGCTATCAAACATATCCAGAACCTTGCTGTACAGATATACTTTCTGCTTGTTGGGCGGAGTGTGACGCATAACGTGTTTCTCGTTAATAACCGTCTGAAACAGTTCGGAACGTTCAGACATCATACGGGAAATGTTCGCGATTCTGCTGTACACGAATTCCATGAAAGACTGATAATTTGCAGGTTCGTACACAGACTGAGCGGTAAGGGTAAGACCGGTCAGAGAGTTATATTCAGTCAGGAGGTGAACAATTCTTGTTGCTTGCCCCTCTTCAAGAATAGCGCCGATATAGTTCACCAGCAGACCGCGCGCCGTAGTTTCGCGATACTGTTCCAGCATATCAGAACGGTTCTGAGCAACCATACTGTTGAATCTCATGAACTCGTCAGGGCTGGAAAATGCAACATCCAGATTGTCGCGGAAAATGCTGAAAAATTTCTCGTAGACAGACTGCCCATAGAAGTTAGTCTGCAATACGTCGGGCTTGTTCAGCTTAAACATATCGACAGATTTACCGTTTCCGTCAGCAGGATTCTGCGTTGCATCATACCCAACAGGATATGTAAAGCGTTCATCATCCTGAATAGGCTTGTCAGCAATGCTAATCTTCCGAATAGCGTTGCCCCATCTGTCCATGGACATTTCCATGCCCTTGAACTTTCGGGTATAAGGACGAATACTGAAAATCGTTCTTCCCCACATCTGGCTCATTGCGTTAAGGATAGGTTCATAGCCAGTTTTCAGCGCGGTCTGTGCTACACTGACAAATTCGCCGGGGGTGCTTGCCGTAATAACGGCCTGCCCGGTTGCCTGTTCAACCAGACTTTTCAGAATAGTGCTTGCCTGATGAACAGTCATATCGTTTACAGTTGCCATTTTGGGTACATTTGCCATTTAATTCACTCCTTTTTAATAGGCGGGTTAATAATACTCGCCAGAATATCTTCAGGGGTTTCCGTTTTGGGCGGCTGATTGATGTTATTGATATTCTGCATCTGCATTAATCCAGTCAGCTTCTGCAACTCCGCAAGTACGGGGTCAACAGGAGCAGGAGCAGGAGCAGGAGCAGGAGCAGGAGCAGGAGCAGGAGCAGGAGCAGTAGCAGGAGCGGGCTTATTCTGAATCATACTCAATCCGGCAATCTGCTGTGCGTTAAAACCTGCTTTGGACAGAATAAGGATATCTTCTGGACTAAACATTATTTATACTCCTTTTTCAAATATACAAGAATGTAATGTGCTACGCGTCTAAGGGAATACACCTGTTGTTTTTCTTTGCGGAAATACGCCTGCGAACTTCCTCCGCAATCCAACATAACAGCATCATCCCAGCCGTAAGACTGCAACAGTTTTCCAAGTTGTTCAGGTGATTTGCGAATTCCTTTCTTTTCGGTGCAAGCATAAAAACAAATGCGCTTTTCTCCGTTAACACGTTTCGTTCCGATTGCGGACCTTGCACGATAGCTTCCCTGCGCGGCATTATAGATAGGTTTCTCAATCGCTTTGCCGTCTTTCACAATGTTCGCGCAAGCAATAAAGTTATTGTTCTGAACATTGGGAATAATGTCAAGCTGGAACGTCCGTGGGTAAAGTGTCTGCCATGCGTAACCACGATACTTGAACGGCCCTGTGAAGTAAGTTCTTCCGTCAGCTTTCAAGGGACACACAGCCGCGCCCGTCCGCATATTATATAGAGTGCCGTTGATTGCATAGTCCGCGCCAGTCTCTTTCATGATTGTTGCGAGTGTCTTGCGCTTCCTTGTTTTTGGATTGACACGATTCTGATAAATCTGAATCCTGTCTACATGGCTAAGAGGAATTGAAACTGCGATTTCATTCTCCTTGTGTGCCGCCATAGTTAACTTTCTCCTTTAAGAGATTTACAACCTCTTTCAAATCTCGCAGAGCTTCGGTGTTTTCTTTGACAACTCCTGTCCACCGTTCACTTTCTGCGGCGTGTGCTTCACGTTCCTTATTCTGCATCCAGAACATAACGCCAACGCAAACAATAGGGAATCCAAGGTTAGATATCAGAGACGTAATCGTTGCAGCATCCATAATATTCTCCTTTAGCCGGATTTAAATGTAGGACAGGGGATTTCTTGCCCCGGTCAAGGGCTTGCACCAGCTTCCGGCTGTGACCTTGTGCAATCCCCTGTCCTCGATACGGATTATAGTATTAACGGAGATATTTTGTCAATAGATTTTCGCAAAGATACTCCTCAAATATTATTTTTTGTTGCATATATGCTTCCCAAAGCCAGCCGTACATTCTGCGGAAACGCTGAATGTCAGATTCGCCGTCCCCGTAAGTCGGCGGGCTTCCTGTTCGATGCATGGAAACATAATATGTTCCATTGGACTTGTGCCGATAGATTGTAATTTTGGAAATCGCACAGACGGGGGTGTACTCCTGCAACGGGCGGCTTCCCACATTGCCCATATCGTTGAAGCTGAAACTGTTATCAAGTGCCATTTCTGCAAATCGCGTTCCCGCTGTTGCCCTATAGAGGGCTGTATCTCGTTTATCTTCTGAAATGGGGGAATGTTGTAACATATATAGACAAATTCCTCGCTTATTATCCTGATAAACTTCCTGCCCCTTTTCAACCATTGCAGAAGCTTTCTTGACAAGATTAAAGCCAACAAATACAGGATTTGCAACATCATTTGCGTTCGCAAGGCACAAAAGCTGTACAGGTTTCTTTCCTTGCAATTCACGGTTACGGTTTACAGTTTCATAACAGTTCATCAATGCTTCAAATTCATTCTTAATAGGGCGCTCATGGCGTTCTGGAATGAATTCATCGAAAATCATCAAATCAACATCGCTTGCGTCAAATCCTCGAATGTTTGAAAACGTTGAAAGGGCCGCTGAATAGCCGATAGGATTTCCTAAAGGAACTTGTTTGCCGTCCTCGTTTACCGTATAATGGAAGAAAGCACTGTTATATTTTGTGACAGGGGCGCAACTGATTTGCAAATTTCTATCGGTACAAATGCGCTTGAATGGTGAAAACTCCGGTCTGGTAATGATATCTGCCTGTGCCTGTGTTCTGCGGATTAAAAGAAATGTTCTCTGTGTGTCCAGACATTCACACAGACTTCCGTAAGTCTTGCCTGTTCCTCGCCCTCCAACTGCAAAGTTAAAGGGCAAGGAACGATTCAGCAATTCATGAACATTCAAATATCCGCTTTCAAGATATATCCTGCTCATGTTTCACGTGAAACATCAAACAAGAGTGCAGGTAATGAATTCACGGCCTGCTTTGGAAGTTCCGCTGATGACCTCAATCTCGAATTCCTCGCCGTCCATGATATCACAAATGTTGCGGAAATCTTTCTGGAAACTTTCGCTGTTGGTGGCGTAGACAGTGCCGTCCTTGTCCATGACAGACAGAATATCGACAGTCACGACTTCACCAGTCTTAAGGTCAATCTTTTCATCTCTGTAACTGCAATACGCATCAACGGCAATGATACTGCCCTTTGCGAGAGACATCTTCTGGATTGTGGGTGCAAGGGTCATCTTGTAGGTTTCCTTTTTGTTCAATTCGCGGGAAGTATTGTGAATGGTAATCATGGTTCGTTCTCCTTTAAATTATATTCCTCTGATTGCTCAGTAGGTTACTCATATTCATATCTGATTTGAGTTAAAAGCCGTTTATAATCGGCTGTTAGTCCTAAAGTATAAGTTGATGGTCTAAGGACAACATTAGACGTAACTTTGAGTTGGTGTCCATCCATGACGATATTGCATTGTTCAGGATTGTCATTGTAGACTGCTTCAAGTCCTCCTGCTTTGTCAAAGGTGAATCCCTCATGAAATGCTGTGATTCCTCCGTGTTCTTCAAGTTCTTTACCTCCTAACGATTTTGAAACTCCTGCTATTGTGCAAACAAGTTTGTCGTCTGGTTTTTCTCTATAGACATATTTCTTTGCCCCCATTGTACGAAATTCGCACATATCATGTTCTTTTTCGTATACGCCCATATAGTGTGTAATTCCTTGCGGGTCTGTTGCGTATGCGCCGCTTTTTTTACTGTCTTTAATACGTTCGGCGTTAAACTTATCGAGATTTATCTCTCCAAGATATTTCACAGAATCCGTATCACAGTATACAAATTGCGGAGCATTGGGGTCATTTACGTCTCCGTGGGCAAGCTGTATTCCTTCCTCAAGTCTATATCTTGCCCATGCTGTCACCCATACACCCCATTGATATGCCAGAAACGCTTTTTTGTTATAGGCTTCAAGTAGTTCTGATTCATTATCGTGCTGTTCAACAAAATCATCATTTTCAAATAGAATAGACTGCTTTACTGGGTCTTGAGCGCACATTCCATACAATGAATTAAGTTTATTCTTTGACTTCGTGTATAGAAGTTCTTGACCAATAACGTTCTTCAACCCCGTCTTGGAATGGTAGTATTTGCAAATTGTCTTTCTTAACGGTTCAGGCAAATAGCCGTAACGCGCTGTAGCAACATCATAGAACTTGATATCAGTGAATGAATACTCCCCTAAGATAATTTTTAGGTCGATATCTGTTACTGTTGTTTCAAGATAGTCTGCTGAAAGAATTCTTCCATTATCCTCCAAAGCATTCTCAATGTGTCGGCATTTTGAAAGTGATAGATATGGGCAACCCCAATCAATTCGAGTTAAGCGCAATCCTGTTAACGCTACTCGCATTATGCAAGCTTTCTGACGCTTGCCAATCATCTTTACAACTTCGTCATAACCAATATCGCCTAATCGGTAAAACTCGCTGATAGGAAACTTACAATTACACATAACGTCTGGATAACTGCTTGAGCGGTCTGCACTGTGAACGTTATGAAGCGTATAGTTTGTATAATAGCGGTTTGCGTGTGTATTACCACCCCTGAAAGCTTCTCTAAGCATTTTATAGATTTCATAATCGGGAAGTTGCTCTTTTACGAATCTATAATTTACTTGAGCCATTGCTTTCTTTGCGTCTCTGCGAACATATCCGGTCGAAGTTAATGGAAATGTATAAAGATTATCTCCATCATGTTCCATTTCAATTTCAATGGCTTCTACAAGTCCTTGCACATCATGCACACAATACGCAAGTTCTTCATCTGATAACTCCGTCCACGGATAGCGGATTTTCTCGTAATCAAATGTTCCTGTCAGTTTCTTGTGCTTTACGCCCATTTTCTTTGTGTATGTATCAAGATTCATGTTAGAATGGATGTATGAGCATCTGAACTCGAATGACTCCCACATATTGCACTTCAAAACTTTACGGGATTTGATTGCAAATACTTCATCTTGATTAAATGGGTAGATACCTCTCAAAAACTGGAATTCGTAAGAAAGATTATGGACAAACACAACCAGAACAGAATCCTCAAGAACTGCTTTAAGTTTTCGCTGAAATGCTTCAAATTGTTCCCACGTCCTCCCCACGACTGTGTATTCATCTCCGAATTGCCATTGCCAGACATACATGATTGCTTGCTCAATATCCTGCAATCGCGTTGTCTCAATGTCAAATGCTGTTATCAGGTCTTTGTACTGGATTCTTTTTCGTGTTCGCTGGTTTCCGGTTTTCCTCTTTACAAGCGGAATTTCATATAGCCAATCATACGGGAACTTTTCCGGCGGGATAATCATTCAAGCCATTCTTCCCAATCGGATAACAAATCCGTGGAAGTGACATTTTCGCGATTCTTTTTCTTCCCCTCTCCATGTTCTTTCTTCCGCATCATTCGCCAATCGTGAAATTCCTGTGCTATAAGATTTTTCTTTCCAACTGTTTCTGTTGCGCGGTCAAAATCTTCTCCGGATACGTTTTGACGGGCTTTTGCCGATGATTCAAAGAAGTCAACCGCAACTGTAGAACCGTAACCGCGATATTGAGAAGCTTTCCACTCTCGCATGAATTCACCGAATTCCCAGTAATTCTTTTCATTGACGAATGTATAACCGTGCTGTTGAAATGTTTTGATTGCTTGAGAACGTGCGGCTTTAATGCCGGATAATGTACCGGTTTTTGCCTGAATCATTCGTGAAACTTCGGCAAGTGCTATCTTTGTTTGTCCTAAAGACAATTCTGAAACAGGTTTGAAGCGGTTCTTGTTTGTCTGATATGTTCGGCTTTGCCTGCCTATTTCAGATTTTGCCATGGTTGCAAGTCTACTTTGTGCAATTTTCCGCAACCGTTGATATTCTGCGCGTATGTTTTCAGGTGTCCATATATCAGCGTGTCGTATCGCGTCAAGTGTGTAATAATCAGGACTTGTTTTAGGGTCAAGAACTTCTCCAGTATCAGGGTCTACAATCAGTTTTGCGGCTTTGCTCATAGCGTTCTACCTCCCCGCGTATGAGTTGTCGGCATATAGCCGACATACTCATATCACGTTCTACTGACATTTTGCCTAAAACCTCTTTATCATGAGAGCTGATTTTCAGGTTAAGCCAGCTTGCACAATCTGCTTTAGCCATTCCGGCGGTTCCCTCCATTCTGATTTAAGATTGATATATTCGACTATTTCACAGTCCTTGAGTAGCCATGCGGCCTCAAGTGCTTCTTCAAGACTGCTAAAATCATAGGCTTTCGGGGTCTGCCGCTCAAACTTGACTCGGAGAGTGAATACTTTATATCTCATGTTCATACCCCCCTATATGTATAGGACTGATGCACACCGAATTTGTCTTGACCATAGTCGTGGCGGAATTTTGCGATATGTTGTGCGCTTGTGGCGGTGTAGCCATAAACCATGCGGAGAATGTCATAACAAGTATCAGTTGTTTTTTCAATGAACGCAACAAATGTGCCATAAGAACGCAACCAAAAATAATGGTTAGTCTCATATACATATGCTTGACAACTGCGCAAGCGCTTAACACTATAATAGTTACAACGTTCAAGTTCCGCGCGTTCTTTCTCGTTAGAAATAATCTGATTAATAATTGTCTGTTCGTTTTTAGTCATGGTGTTCTGCTCCTTTATCTGTATTTGTTGCCGTATGGCATGGGCAAGGGCTTTTAACGGCTGAACCCTTGAGAACCGATTGCTCACGTGAACAATTAGAAAGTGAAATGTTCCTTTTCAGATTTCTGCTTCGGCTGGAAACACGAATAGCAAGCATCAACGGCGTTGCGGATTGCATCAAACATGGATTCAATCTGCTCCCCGTTGTACTCATAGGCAGAGCCCGCGCAGTTGGAGAGGATGTCCAGCTTGTCAATAACGCTGTTCACTCGTGGAGTTGCAATGCGGACGAATTTTTCGGCCTTAGTCTCGTTTTCAGGAATGATAATGTTTGTTTTCATGATATTTCTCCTTTACATATTTAATAGGCGCGTGGCCTTTGGGCAAGGGCTTTTAATGGATGCCACTTGAGAACCTATATTTTATTCAGAATGCCATTCTTTACCGGTCAACAGATTATACATTTTACGAGCCGCATTCCATCTCGCGCGGGCTTCAATAGTGGCGGCGCTAAAAACGCCCAGCAATTTTGATTGCATTTTAGCCATCTCCCAAAGTCCGTTAATTTCTTCAACTGCAAGTTTTTCGTTTCTCATGTTAATTCTCCTTTACATATTTAAATATAGAGGGCTACTTCCCGGTGTCCTGTGACCTCTTTCGCGTGCCGGATTAGCCATTCCCGGCGGTAGTTCTTTTTGTTTGGCTTCCCTCTTGGATTGTCTATATATTACCATAATGCAACCCGCTTGTCAGTTGC